ACAAAACCTTGCACTTCTGGTTGACCTTCAACAGAGGTGTTTACTTCATGCACTCTGTTTACCCATTTGTGTGAGTGTCTACGAACAATCTTATCGCCCATGTATGATAAACCAAAATCATTGATAGCAATGGTTGCTTCCATATTCGGGGTTCCATCATCATTAAGGATTTTAGTATTCCAATTCCAAAAGTAATTATATCTGGGTCTATTGACTTCTACTGGAACCTTATCTAAATGATCACGCCAACCTTTGCCTAGAACTTCATCTACATCAAGTGAAAGCAACCACGCATCTTTCTTTGGTAGCATCTCACGGAGATCATTTCTGGCAACCGCAAAAGACCAATCTGTATATTCTTTCTTAAATACAGTAATACCAAGACTCTTGGCTAGTTCATATGAAGTATCTGTAGATCCAGTGTCAAGTAAGAATGCACCATCTCCTGGTCTAAGTTCATCTTTGATTGAGTTGTACCATCTTTCTATGAACTTTTCCTCGTTTTTCATGATTGACACTACATAAATTGGCAGTTTCTCGTCTTTTTTAGTCTTTTTTGTCATTTAAAGCCTCCTTCGCTTTTCTTTTGTTATTTCTGTTGCATGCTATGCACTGGCGTTTGTTACCATATCTGTAAGTATTTGTCTCACTGAACTCGTGACCTTGTTTACAATGAGTTTTGTTCTTCATCGGGTTTGTATTGTCTTTAAGACGATCACGCATATTATCTGCTTGATTGCCCGCATACAAATGTTCGGGGTTAAGACAATGCTTATTCCTACAGAGATGATTAACATTAGTACAACCATCTGGTAAGTTACCATAGGTAAGTTCATAGCTCACTCTGTGAACACGGTAAACGCTGTGATCTAGGTTTACTTGACCATATCCACGGCTTTTAGAACCTGTCCATAACCAGCAATCCTCTGTCTTTTCCACTCTCGCCCAAAAGCTATTAATTTGTTTGTCTGTAAGCTCTATCATCATAACTATCCTAGATCACATGTTCTTTCTTCTGAAAGAATGTCAAGCTTCCAACCATTTGCTGTCAAGGCATAATTGGTCTTATCGGAAGGGTCTGAAAGGTTAAATATCCCTGAAATAGTAATTCCATATTCTTGTGTGTCTTCTTGTTCTGTATTGCTCATCTGATACCTCCTTGTTGGTATATATACATGATAACACACATATTATATGTATGCCAACATAGTAATGACAATTATGATAAAAATCACAAATAATCAAAAGAAATATCTGGAGAACATAAAGTTTCGGGGTGGAATGTATTAATGAGATAGAGAGAAGTATAGATAGAGAATACCAACTGTACTCCCAGGAAACATATTGTAAAAAGAGATTAAATTGAATAGAATATTACAGAAACAGATAGCTACACTGAAACACAAATTCTCATCTATAAATATAAAAAAAAGAATGTAATCCTGACCATTTCAGTCGGGTATTGATCAAACCCTTACGCAGTCTGGGATATATCTATACTCATCCTAGTAATACATCTAATATCTAATCTAAAGCCGGCTTCTTAAATAGAGATATTGTACCCGAATCTATCTCAATCCCAGATACCTGACTAACTTAGTCAACAATTAAACCCGACCAAACAGGTCAACAATTGGAATCAGGGGTAAATAAAAAGAGTCCCTCCGAAGCGGGTGCGGCTCGGGAAGGACTCTTAAACTTACAGACACATTGAGCGATCAATGTACACATACAGTACCATACATACAGATCAATGTCAAGAAAGACTCATGAAAGTTTCGGGGTAAGACTAATCCTATATAGTACTAGAGACATACATACAGATACATATACACCCGACCATACACACAGCATACACACAAACCCCTGTACACCCCCATAGTAGCCCCCCCCACCCCGTACAATTCTTTAAGTACTATAAGCAGCAGGGACAGAGCTATAGTCATTATTATTATGAGAATGATTGTTATATCGGATTGTAGATATTGTTATATTGTGCGGGTTGAATCTAATGTTACTGCTGGGTAAGTTACAATTGGATAATCGCAATGGGGGGTACCTAGTTAAGCTTAAGTACCGTCATGTACTGTTATTATAAAATCTATTATATTTTCGGGTTATAGGAATGTCTTCCAGCGCTCTATTAGTATTTGCGATTTTGCCACACTGGACTATTGTATCTGGTGATATATCACCTATATATATTCTTTTAAAAGAAAGAAAAGAAGAGTAAGAAAAAAAGAAAAAGCATACAAGCTAACTTCTGTATTCCCCGAAAACTATATTAATATTAATAATATTATTATTCTTTCCAGAGTGTTGTTGCTTACAAAGGTTTTTAATCCCCCCCTCCATGGCAATCGTAATAAAAATATTACGGGAGGAGGATGCCATTAACTCACCAGATTAGGACTCACTGGATTGTAATATAATTACCTTCGTGTTTTCTTTTTTTTCTCCATTACAGACGCTGATGGCAGGCATAGAAGATTTAAGCCATTTCTGGTCTAATTACCATAGTTTTCTAAGCTGCGTATTCTTTCCCGCACCGCATGGAAAGAGCTTTAAACCTTAGGCTCCGTGTATTATTAAGTTGTACTTATTGACGCACTTATGATAGTAACAGGTTATTGTTCAACTTGCAAGTTTTTCTTTGATTTTCTTTTGCGGGGGTAAACAATCTCCATAATATCCCCATGTTCCATTGGAGGTTGTTTATCAACAGATCCGTCTGCCCGAGTTATCTTCAGTTCGGAAAACAAATGTCCATCGTACAACCAATCCATTGGGGTTTTGTTCTTCCCTCTTGCTGTTGTTTTCTTTGTCATGGTACAATAGTAACATGTATTCTGTTAAAGCACAACAATGTAATGGAAATCTATATAAGTATGGGATAAATATGCCCAAAATGGAGGGTTATCACAATGGCTAACAAAGAAGCGCTCTTGCTCTCAAGAGAACAGGAGCTTTACCTTACTTGGCTGTTAACTCCAGAAGTGCAGAGGGATCCAAAAACTAAGAAGGCTTGGTCTGAACAAAACAATGTTCACCAAAATACTCTTGGTGTTTGGGAAAAGAAAAAGAATTTTATTGAGCGTTGGAAGCTAGGCGTTGAGGGTCTTAATCAATCACCAGAGCGCACTCAGAAGCTCCTAGACGCTTTATATATCAAAGGTGTTGCTGGAGATACCAAGAGTGCAGAACTTTATTTAAAAGCAACAGGATCAATGCCAAATCAATCATCAACTTTAAATATTAAAAGTGAAACATCTGTTAGGGAAATGTCGGATGAAGATCTAGAAAACTTAATTGTAGAATTGGGTACAAAACAAAGTAAGAAAACTAAAGAAGAAATTGCTGCAGTATTTCCAGGTATTGTAGATTTAACAAGAGGTAATTAATTTGAGAGCAACATGGTCAAGTCCTGGTGGTAATACATTCCAGGGTCCAAGCAACCAATTACAAGTGCAAATTACTAATACTTTAAAGAGAGCTTTAAAAGAAGGGCAAGATGCTTTACAAAAAGATCACCAACAGGAAGATCTAGTTGATGGCGGTAATGCTTCAACCATTCAGTTCCACTATTTGCTTAAAGCAGATACAACAGCAATGACTGCTTCAAGTGCTGCTGCAGGAGCGTTTGATGCAAACACTGGAACAGCAGGTCCAACAGGTCCATCTGGTTCAATAAACACTTCTCAGACAGCTCAATATGTATTTAAAACAAGAAGAGATTTCAAAGCAAACAACAGGGGTTTTTAAATGGCAATTATCGTACAGGTGCGAAGAGATCTAGCGGCAAACTGGACTTCTGCTAACCCCATTTTGTTGGCGGGTGAAATTGCTTACGAGTACGATACTAACAAAGCTAAGATTGGTGATGGTACAACTAACTGGGTTGGCTTACCTTATTTAACTACAGCAACTGGACCTACTGGTTCAACAGGCTACACAGGCATTACTGGTGCTACAGGATCTACTGGTGCAACAGGTGCAGCTTCTACCGTTACAGGTCCTACAGGTCGCACTGGTGCTACAGGGTACACTGGATACACGGGTTATACAGGTGCAGCAGGTTCTGCTTCTAGCACAGGTGCTACGGGTTACACTGGTTACACTGGTTATACTGGTATTACAGGAGCTACGGGTTACACGGGTTATACTGGGTACACGGGTGCAACTGGTGCAACTGGTGCAACAGGGTTTACAGGCGCAACTGGCGCTACGGGTGCTACGGGTTACACTGGCTACACAGGTTATACGGGATATACAGGATATACGGGTTACACAGGTGCAACTGGTTCTACTGGTTCTACTGGTGCTACTGGTACTACTGGAGCTACAGGTTTTACAGGTTCACAATCTAGTTACCCATTTAACTTTAGTTCAACAACAGCCGATACTGTTCCAAGCTCAGGTTATTTTGCATACAACAGTGCAACAATAGCATCTGTTACAAGAATTTTTATTAGTGATACTAATGCTATTGGTGTTGACATGCTTCCAACTATGGATAACTGGGAAGCAAGTACAAATACAGTAAAAGGTTTGTTAACAGTTACTGATAGATTTAACACTGGAACAGTATATAATCTTTTTGCAATTACTGATGTGCAAGATCCAGGCGGGTTGTTTGTTTACAGAAGATTAGTTGTTACATATATTTCTAGTACAATATTACCAACTACTGCAGGCAATCCTATTTACTTCATGAGTTTTTCTCCATCAGGAGACACTGGTGCTGGAGTTACTGGTGCAACAGGAAGCACAGGTGCTACTGGTGCTGCGTCAACGGTTACTGGACCAACAGGAGCAACAGGAGCAGCAGGAGCAACTGGCTACACTGGTTATACGGGTTACACTGGCTACACAGGTTCAACAGGCGCACAAGGTGCAACTGGTTACACAGGGTATACTGGTTATACTGGTACTGCTGGTTCACAAGGCGCAACTGGGTACACAGGCTACACGGGTTACACTGGTTTAACAGGATCAACAGGTGCTACTGGTTATACTGGGTACACAGGTTACACTGGATTAACAGGCTCTACTGGGGCAACAGGATATACAGGTTACACGGGCTACACAGGCACACAAGGCGCAACTGGGTACACAGGTTATACTGGCTACACTGGACAAACTGGTACACAAGGTGCAACTGGATACACTGGTTACACTGGTTACACTGGTTTAACGGGAGCAACGGGAGCAACAGGTCAAACTGGTGCTCAAGGATCTACGGGCTACACGGGTTATACGGGTTATACGGGATATACAGGTGAAACTGGCACACAGGGCGCAACAGGTTACACTGGGTACACTGGGTACACTGGTGCAGCTAGCACAGTAACTGGACCGACAGGTTCACAAGGCGCAACTGGGTACACAGGTTATACTGGCTACACGGGACAAACAGGTACACAAGGTGCAACTGGTTACACTGGGTACACTGGTTACACTGGACAAACTGGCGCAACAGGATCAACAGGATCAACAGGCACACAAGGTCCAACTGGTTATACAGGATATACAGGATACACTGGCTACACGGGACAAACTGGCACACAAGGTGCGACTGGTTACACGGGGTACACTGGTTACACGGGTGCAGCAATAGTAGCGGGTGCAAAGTCTTATGAATTAGAATCTACTACTGATATTACTACGGTTGTAGCCCCTGCTCAATTTGCTATAAATGCTTCTCTTCAAATAAGAATTTCAAAATACGACAGTAATAATAGCATTACATTAGGTATAGCTAGTGCGGGGATTGGTGATGTAGTTCAATTTGCTAGAAATGACAGCAGTGCAATTACTACTGCTTTTAGCCTTAGCACTACTGGAACTCTTGGTGGTTCTGGATTTAATGAATATTATACATTTTCTTATGATGCAATTCGTGGTTCTTCACTTGCATCTCCTCCTCAAACTTACGCAGTAACAATAATACGAGTAGGACCTGGACAAACTGGATCTACAGGTGCAACTGGTGCTACAGGTGCTACAGGTGCAACTGGTTACACTGGTTACACAGGTACTGCTGGTTCACAAGGTGCTACTGGTTACACTGGATACACGGGATACACGGGTACACAAGGCGCAACTGGTTACACGGGCTACACAGGCTACACGGGCTACACTGGTTCAGCTAGCACAGTTACAGGTCCTACAGGTCCTACAGGGTTTACTGGTGCTGGAGCTACGGGAGCTACTGGAGCTACGGGCGCAACTGGTTACACTGGTTACACTGGTTACACTGGTTACACAGGTGATGCAAGTACAGTAACTGGTCCAACAGGTTACACAGGTTACACTGGTGCTGCTGGCGCTGGTGCAACTGGTTACACTGGTTACACTGGTTACACTGGCGCTGCTGGTGCTGGCGCAACTGGCTATACTGGTTACACGGGTTACACTGGCACTCCTGGCTCACAAGGAGCAACAGGTTACACTGGTTACACTGGCTACACAGGTACTGCTGGTTCACAAGGTGCGACTGGTTACACTGGTTACACTGGTTATACTGGTACTGCATCAACAGTAACAGGTCCAACAGGTGCTGCAGGTTCAGCGGGTGCAACTGGTCCTACGGGAGCTACAGGTGGTTCTGGTGGAGGTATATTAGATACACAAACATTTACATCTAGCACAACATACACTGGTCCAACCAATGCCAAGTTTTATATTATTGAAATGGTTGCTGCAGGCGGTGGTGGTGGAGGCGGAGATACTAACGCAAACGCAAATGGTGGTGCTGGTGGTGCTGGTGGACATTACACTACAATGACAGTTCCAGCTTCAGCATTTGGTACTCATCCTGTTGCAATTACAGTAACTATTGGTGCTGGAGGAGCTGGCTCTAATCCTGGCGGGGATGATGGTTCTCCTGGTGGTGTTAGTGCATTTGGTCAATATAAAATTGGTGGTGCTAGAGCTGGTAGTTCTGGTAGTAACTCTGGTATTACTCCTCTTGGTTATCAATTTCCTCAACATGCTTTACCTTTTGTTTTAGCCAATGGTACTGACACTAGTAGATACCCACAAACTTCTGGTAACGGCACTGTTAGAGCATCTGCTATTCCTACTGCTGGCACAGTTGGCTTATATGGCGGTGGTGGCGGTGGAAGTGGGGCTGGTCGTTCGGATACCACAAATCGTGCTGGTGGTGCAGGTGGTCAATCTACTACAACTATTGCTTCAGCTGTAACTATTAACGATCTTGGTTCTTCAATAACAATTTTAACTGGTGGAGGCGGAGCTGCTGGTAGTAGCGGTGGTGGTGCTGGTGGTGCTGGTGCAAATGCAACAGATGGAACAAACTTTGCAGGCGCTGGAGGGGGAGGCGGAGGCTGTCAGAACGGTTCTGGCGGTGCTGGCGGTGCTGGCGGTGTTCCTGGAGGCGGAGGCGGAGGCGGAGCTGCTAGAGGCAATAGCGGTTCTGGTGGTGCAGGAGGTTCAGGCGGTAGTGCACGAATTAAAATTACGGTGTTTGGATAATTATGAAAAGATATTTTAACATTAGACAATTTGATGGGTTGGTTATTGATTCCATTATTTGGGATGGAATATCCCCTTGGCAACCAGATGAAGGGTTTATGGTTTTGTTAGAATCAGATCATCCAAATGTCAGATCTGGTTGGAGAAAAATTGAAAGTGGTTGGGAATCACCACCTACTAATAAACATTATTGGAATGGTACAGAGTGGATAGACGGGAGTAACAATGGCGATAATTAATTTCCCAACATTAACAACTGATGGTCAAGTTTATTACTAAAACGAAGAACCCCAGACTTGGATACAATAACGAGGGAAAATGGAATTAAATGAATTACTAGTTGAATACAATTATCGCAAGTGTCGTGGACCAGAAAATGCAACTCCAGAAGAACTGTCAGAAGCTTTTCAGTATTTTTGCAATAATTATGTATATATTAAACATCCAAGCAAAGGTCGCATTCAGTTTATCTTAAGACCTGCTCAAATAAAAACAGTAGAAACTTGGTTAACAAATAGAAATACAATTGTACTCAAAGCTCGCCAGATCGGATTCTCAACATTAGCAGCAGCATATGCATTCTGGGTAACATTCTTCTGGTCGGATAGATTTGTTGTAATGTTGTCTAAGACAGAAAGAGAAGCTGCTAAGTTATTGATGAAGACTAAATATATGTATAAGTTTTTACCTGTATGGCTACAAATTGCTGGTCCAGAACTAATACAGAACAATGTTCTTAAGATGACTTTTGATAATGACTCTGTAATTGAATCATTGCCATCAGCAAATGAGCCAGCTCGTGGTGAATCTGTATATTTGGCTATTATTGACGAAATGGCTTTCTTGCCTAACCCCGAAGAGGCTTGGGCTTCAATTGAACCTATTGCAGATGTCGGTGGTCGTGTAATATGTCTATCCACGGCAAAAGGTGAGGGAAACATCTTTTACAATCTCTGGCATGTCCCTCAGAACGGCACAAACCGTTTTAAGGGCATATTCTTTCCGTGGTCTGCTAACGGGGATAGAGATCAGGCTTGGTATGATGCACAGGCAGAAGAACTACCACCTTGGCAATTACATCAAGAATACCCATCTAATCCTGAAGAAGCTTTTATTCGTTCAGGAAGACCAGTTTTTGATACTGAATCTTTAAGTAGACTTCGCACAGATGAACCAAAGAAAGGTTTCCTCAAGAAACTATCGGATGTTCGTAATTCATATATCTTTGAATCATCTGGTGGTCCTTTGTCTATATGGAGTTTGCCTCAGTTTGGTGCGGTATATACAATTGGAGCCGATGTTGCAGAAGGCTTGGCAAGAGGAGATTATTCATCAGCTCATGTCATTGACGCTAAATCTGGGCAGATCGTAGCCCATTGGCATGGTCATGTTGATCCAGATAAGTTTGGGGAAGAAGTATTATTGTCTTTAGGTTATTTCTATAATCAAGCATTGATTGGCGTAGAGTCTAATAACCACGGTCTAACAACCTTAACGGCTTTAAATAAAGCTAATTATTATAATTTGTATCGTCAGCGTAGATTGAATCAACGACATGCAGAGGCTACAGAGGCTTTAGGTTGGAGAACAACAAGTTTAACTAAACCATTGGCAATTGATGAACTTAGTGCAAACTTAAGAGATGGGGTTTTGGATCTTGGATGTGCTTTAACGGTAGCTGAATTGAAAACATTTGTTAGAGATGATAATGGTTCTATGCATGGATCACCACATGATGACCGTGTTATGAGTTTAGCTATTTCTAATCAAATGCTTAAATATGCCTGGTTGCCAGAATACAAGCCTAAAACTGATGCCCCATTTGGAACTTTAGATTATTTTACATCCAATATGAAAAAGCCAGAAAAACCAAGAGAGCGATATCTTATTGGAGAGTTCAATTCCTTCTAGGGAATGTAACGAATTAATCTATTAATAGGAGAATATATGGAATGTTTAACATGCAATAGCCCAATTCACCTAGAAGGTGACATTAAAAGACAACTTTGCTTTAAATGTCATATTGGTTCAATAACTTTTGGCTTTAAAGGTGCTCAAGAAGGCAAGTCAAATTGGAATGGTCCAACCATCCGTGAAATACAAAGAAGCTATGAAGACAGTCCAGATTTTAAATCGGGGAAGATAGCTAAGGTTCCAGCAAGAGCGGAACTGATCTAATGGAATGGCTTGTCCCAATTATTGTTGCTGTTATTGGCGGTCCTACAGTAGTTTTACTACAATCTTTTAGAAAAGAAAGTAGCGAGCAACATGGTATATTAGCTGGTAAGATAGATAAGATTGCTGATAAATTAGATGGTCATATTGATTGGCATTTAGGAGACAAGAAATGAAATCTCGTATTAAAAAATCAGCTAAAGTAATTATTAAAGAAGTAGCAAAAACAAAAGAAATTGATGTCCCCGCAAAAAAATCTTCTGACAAAGAATTTAAAAAAGCAGAAAAAACAATGACTTTAAAAAAAGCAAAAGCACTAATTGCAAAAAAAGAAAAAGCAAAGAAAAATGAAAAAAAGTAAATCTGAAAAGAAGATATCTAAAGTAATGCGTGAGTTTAAGAAGCGTGAGTTAAACTCTGGATCTAAGACTGGTCCAGTTGTTAAATCAAGAAAGCAGGCAATTGCAATTGCTTTGTCTGAAGCTAAACAATCTATTAAAAAAAGGAGCAAATAATATGCACAAAAAAGCAACAAAGAAAATGGGTTTTAAAGAAGCTTATAAATCAGCAGAAGGTATGGAAAGTCGTGCAGATAAGAAGAAGGAAGTATCTAAGGCAAAAAAATCTATGCACAAAATGCCAGATGGTAAAATGATGAAAAACAGTGCTATGAATAAAAGGAGTAAATAATGATTAACCCACTAGTAACAACCGATACATTAACAAGCGCTGCTGATACTGTTGAACTTGATTTAACATATACAGACAACATAGCAATTCAAATTACTGGAACATGGGTAGGTACAATTACCTTTCAAGGCTCCAATGATGGAACAAACTTTGTGTCAACCGTTGCCAAAGAATCAACTAACGCTTCACTTGCAGCACTAACAGCAACAACAACTGCAAATGGCATGTTTTATATGGGAACCAACTTGTTTCATCCAAGATTATTGCGAGTAACAATGACTTCGTTTA